GATGAACCATGTACCATCAGGCAAATCAGGCAACCCAAGTTGAATGCTCTTATCATTCTTACCTTCCTTTAACCATGATTCAACAACTGTCACACCGGTTACTGGTATTTCATGTTGCAGGTTAGTTGTATGTTGCAGATTCTTTTTGAAGAATTGATGCGCGATTGCCTGGACTGTTGCCTTTTCAAAGTACACATAGTATGGTTCGCCTTTATCGTCATAGCGCAATATCTCCTTATCCGGTATCAATGCAGGTCCATACAACATTCTACGTTCGTCATCCACTTTGGCAAACTGAATCTTGCTCAATGCAATCCAATTTTCTTCGATTGCTGGCATGTCTACTAAGCCCATTGCGGTAATTCCTAAACGACCTTCTTCGTCGATTACACACTTAACTACTTTTCTCTTATCCATTTTACAAATTTAATTTAGTTATCCTATACGTGCTAAGTCTTCCACATTCTCGCGTACTTCTTGCTGACTTGATACATCACCTGCCAACACATACGCACGTGGTAAGTATTGATCAGGGCGATTTGTGACGAACTGCGCAGCAAATGGATTGAATTGGGCAGGTTCTGGACTACCACCACCACCCCCACCAAATGAAGGTGGAGTGCTATTGTTGCCCGGTGTTGAACCACTGCCTTGAAACTGTTGTGATGCGATGGTTGCAACATTGGCAAGACCAGCTGCTACTGCAACACCTGCTGCTACAAATGGCGCACCCGGAAAGGCAACAGTGATTGGGTTCTTTGCTGTGCTGTTAAAGATTGAGTTAGCAGATTCGTAAGTGCTAATGGTTGCCTGTGCTATACTGATTGCCTTTTGCACCTTAAATGCTGCCTTTGCAGTCTTTTCATTATTCTTGCCAAATGCTGAAGTGATAGCAGCTATACCATCCAGCGTTTGCTTTGCAAAATCTAACTTTTGCATCTGCGCATTTTTTTCAATTTGCGCAACTTCATCCGCATTCATCTGTGCAATAATTGCAAGCTGTTCAGCATTGCCTTTAGCAGCATCGCGCATGGCTGCATACTTCGCATCAGCCATTGCAATCTCTTTATCTACACCTTCCTGCATTAACTGAATACTGAAATCCTGTGCGTTTCGCTGTGCTTCTAATTCAGCATCAAAATCACTTATACCACTTTTCGCACTATCCGGTTGTGTTTGGTCAGCTTCAATTTGTGCTTTTAACTTTTGGCTTTGCTCATATATTTTACCCCTGAGTGCAGATAAACGCTGACCTGCTTCTTCAAGTCTGCGCAGTCTATCTTCTTCACGTTTTTGCGCATCGTCTTGCGCTTTTTGGTCTGCTTCACTAATCGTTTTGTTGATATCACCTAATGCCTTATCGAGTGCAGCATTTTCTTTAATAGCAGCATCTAAACGTTGTTGCTGATACTCATCCAATTTACCACCACGCTCAACAATAAGATTAGCTTGGTCAATTAAACTTTGATTGGCTTCTTTTACTTGGTCACTGTATTCTTTAAAACGTTCGCGTGCCTGCTTCAAGTTACCATTTGAAGCTTTTATAATATCGGAACTACGTTTTTCTACATCACTACTAACTTGATCAGAGAATTGTTTGATACCAGCTAATGCTTCTTTATTTCTTTCAGCTGCCTTTTCTGCTTCTTCAGCTGCTTTAGTATTTGTCAATCCTATCGCATCCGATAACGCAAGCAAACTGTCCTTAAGAAATCCAACCGTATCGGATAGACCGGTAAAGAAATTACCTAATGCACCTCCCGAACTTTTAAGCGCATCAAAGTTTGAAATTATTCCTACTAAGACAGTTCCAAGCAAGAAAATAGGATTGGTCAATAGTGCCTTACCTAAACTTCCCAGCGTAGAAGTTAAACCTTTGACACCTTCGCTTACATCTTTTAGTTTTAAATCACTTGCATTTTGAGCAAATAATTTAGCACCTTCAGCTGCTCCTGTAAAATCTAAATTGAGCAAGCGACCAGTTACTAATCCAAGTGAATTACCTACACGCTCAAATGCTCCACCGGCTTGCGTACCTATTGCTTCCGATGCATCACTAATTTTATCCTTAAGTTCCGATGCTGCCTGTGATAGCTTGACGTATTTATCAGTTTGTGGATCAGTATTGGCAAGCTGCGCCTGTAATTCGCGCAACTGTGCCTTTAATGATTTACCAGCGTTATCTGCGCTATCGAAAGCATCACCTAAGCTTCGTAGGTTCTGCTCACTTTTCGTAGTGTCAATTTCAAAAGTCCTTACAATAGGTTCAGCCATTAGTAGATGAGTTTATAGATTAAAAAAATAACACTTAGTCCTAGCAAGATGCGCCATGTGTACAGTGTAACATACCATAACACACGCTGCCATTTGCGCAATGAATAGTTATGTTCCTTCTTTGTTGCGATTCCTAGCTGGATGTAGCGCATTGAGTTTTTGATTGAATCCATTTTATGCTGTTTTTGATTGTTGGTATTGAAGTGATGAAGTAATTACAAATCCATCGGGATATGTGCCACCCGTAAACGTGACGTTTATGCGATGTTCATCTGTGTCTGTTGTCGTATCGATTCCAAATGTGAAGACGTTTGCACCTATTGCACCTATTGTGCTTAGTGTGGTTATTGCGCTGGCTGTTGCAATGCCACCTGTTTTGTCAAGTGTAAAGTGATGCAATGATGTTTCACTTGCGCCCGTTGTATCTTTTATTGTGACATTCCAAAAGCAACTCCAAAGAGTGTCATCAGGTAGATTTATATATTCTCCTGCTACACCTTCAATATATAAATTTTGAGTTGAACCCGATGTAAGAACGGTAACTAAACGTTGCAGTACAAATGTTCCAAATTGCGCCCATCCAAAATAAGTACCAGTTGGATTTCCACCGCGATAGCCACCACCTACGTGTAATCCGGGCAAATTCACTTCTACATTTTTACCTAGCAAATTGCTGCCATTGACAAATTTGGTTAGATTCAAATCCTGACCAACAGCAAGCATGTTGCTATTTCCATTTGCAACAGCAACTTTTACCCCGTTAACAACCGAATTTGAAACTGAACTCAACGATGTGTTTTGTTCGGTTGCATCGGATATAATTGTATTGCGAAACTGACCACCATTGTTGAATGCCCAGCAAATGCCATTTACCTCATCCCAAAAATACCCATAGCGTGAACAGCAATCTTCAGTGGGTTCTACTGCTTCACCTCCACTTTCAAATTCAACTTCGCCATTAACAGTCGTGCCAACGGGTGTGCTTGAACAGTCATTGATTTGATCAAGGAATTTAATAAGCTTAACCTTTGTACTTTCTTGCAATCCTACTTTATAGTCGCTTATTTCAAGTATGCGCCAATAGCTATCTTGAATCCAAATCTTATCAGCAAACGAAAAAGTAAGTATGTCTTTTAGATCAAGCGCAAAGAATGCTTCCATTATTCTCGCTTCAGGAGAATATAGTTCATTCATGTAGTTACGCCAATACGCATTGAATAAATTGTTGTATGGATTCGATATTACTGTTGTGACATGGGGAGGTACTTCAGGTGCCCAATTCAAATCGAAATCATTCAATTCAGGATATGCATCACTATAGTGATTTAGTATCGGCACAACGGTAACGGCTGATGCACTACTGGTTCCTTCGTCGTATAAATTTATACCTACAGTACCAGCATAAAACAAGCCACGTGGACCGGGTGCATTGAATTCTAACTGCTCATTGTAAAATGATGGTATAGGTGTGCCCGTTCCCGGTATTAATGCAGCAGGTGTGCTTCGTGTTACGAGTGTAATCTTTTGATCACCTATAGCGAAATCACTAGGTGCAGTCGATGGATTGATTGTGTATCCTTCTGCTACGAAATCACCATACACGCGATTGGCATCTACATATAGCTTGCTGTATGCATCTTCGCCTGCTGTGTAAGTAAATTGAAACTTTGCTTTCTGTATCTCAATAGTGCTAGACGTTACGACATCCTTGCTTATATCGAGTTTGCTTGTCCAGTCTACGACATCGCCAGTTCCGATGTAGTTATCTTGTGGCACGATTGCAATTCTGTTTGGCACAGTACGACTCGGAATGATTGCGCAGTTGTGCATCTTAATGACATCATTCACGAAATCAATTTGTCGCATATCCGGTGCGTTAGCTGGATAGTTGATTGTTTGCCCACTTGAAACAGCAACGTTGGTTAATTGTATAAATGAATTGAAACCACTGGTGCTTCCGGTGCCTGCTAACGCTGAAATATTACAACTGCCACCACTAAAAAAATTACTACCAAATCGAGCAAAGCTAATGGCGTAAAAAGTAAATGTTACTGTGTCACCTGCATCCAACTGAATACTCGTAGTAAAACCTCTATCTCCTACATTAGAAAAATAAGGCGTGTTACCTAAAGGCGTAAAGTCAGTTCCATTTTTTCCTATGTATACAGTAACTCGTGCGTGATCTGCACCACCTCCAAAAGATGATGCCTGAAATCTAAAGAATCCATTAAATGTAAATAAGCCACTTACAGGTGCTGTATACGTACCTGAACCCGGAGTAAAATCACCATTATTGTCGAATACTTCCGTTAATCCTGCGTAGTCAAAATCTCCACTCGTTGGTGAACACGTTGCTGTGATAGCACTCGGATTATAAGCTAAAAATAAAAAGTCGTTTACTTGTCCAAGTGTGCTTAATTGTGGTGTATTACAAAACGGCATGTAATAACCTTCTATAATGTTTTCAAGTGATGAAGCAACAAGGTCGAAGCCTGCTTCGGTTACGATGTTGCGTAGCAAATACCACCAACTGACTGAAGGTGTTAAGTCACCTGCATACAATGGATTCGATGGATCTAGTATCGGGCGTGAACCTGCTCCACCGCTATTGCTCCACTTTTGCCCACGATCACATAATGTCCAAATCCTATCAGCTGTTTCAGTTGTTACGTTGGCATAGTTCGCAACCTCATTCAAATCAGCAAGAGCAGCAATATCGCTCAGCTTCTTTTCACCAATGGTGCGAACTAGGTCAGGTGTTTCAGCATAGAAAGCCACTTCGACTTCGCTCAACCGATTCATCTGTTTGTACACCTTGCGTACACGCAAGTAGCCAGCTGCAATCGGAAGCGTATCCACGCGAATTTCAGCAGGCAGTTTGTAGAAGAAATAGTTTTCCGCACCTTGCTCTACGTTGTTGTCGAATAGTGCCCCTAATGCTTCCTTATTCGTTTCGCTGAATGGTATGCGAAATTCACGACTGAATGCACCCTGCGCTGTGAAGTTAGATAAGTCTTGAAACTTCCAGTTCTGCGAAATGCTTTCGTTTTCATATAAGTCGAGAATGTAAGACATACTACCGGTTCCAGCGAACCAAATAAAGTAGGCGGTATTTACTACCTGTATACTAGTTTGTGCGGCGTCGTATCTTAAAGTCGCTTCAGGCGACACACCGCCACAACCAATGTCATTTTCGGATAGGGTATTTAAAAAGGCGGTCCCCAAGCTATTGTCGTTTAGGTCGAATAGCTGCACGGTTAAACCGCCCTGGCTCTGTATAGTATCTAAAAGCAGCTGCGACTCCGCACAATTAAAGTTAGGACTTTGCGCTTCACCTATATACATTTTTTCCAATGAGGTGTCAACGTTTATAGGAACGTTTAGCCACTGTGTATATGTGGCAGGCCCTATATTCTTGACAATTAATTGTACTTCTCCGTTCATGTTATGTCCAGTATTCGTTTGCCATTCTTACTTTCAAAGACAGATTGTACAGCTTGCCGTCACGTGTATTGCGTTCTGTGTACGTGGTATCGTCTAAGTTCACAGGCAAAGCAATGTTCTCACCGTTGCGCTGTGTTATCCATACAACCTGATTGCTCACAAGCAACGAGCGAAGGAATAAGAATTCACCTTCCTGTATGAAGTCGCTGGTTACTGTCAACACTTGCTGAACTAAGTTTCTACGCTCCAACAATCCGCGATCATCTTTGCTGAACACGCTTGTTGTACTATTAAACAACACCTTTCTGTATTTCTTACGCTCAATCTCATCGTTCATTTCGGACTTCTTTATGAAGTTGAAGTAATCCCATCCACCGCGACTATTAACCCATCCCAAACGAATCACATCATTGTGACAATCCTTCTGTCCATATTTAGCAGCATTGTAGAAGCGATACTTCACACTTGATTGTGCGCTGCCTGTTCGGGCAAATACTTCGTAATATCTCCAACCGGGATTGTCTACTTCATTCGGTCTTATTGCAAAACTTGCCCAATCATTCAAGTTAGCAGGATAAACAGGCAAAGCTTCAATATCGTAACCACTTAATGATAATGTTTCGGTAGCTGTTGTTCCATTTGCCTTATATAATACAATGCGTACAGTATCTACAAGATTATTAAACATGTAGGTTGCGTTACCCGGTATGCTCAATGTTCCATAGTCAGTTTCGTATGAAGGAATCCAAATAATGTTTTGCGCTGTTGGGTTGCCTGCTCCCCAAGTTGGTGCTAAATACCATGAATGCGTTCCGAACTTTCGGTCGCTCATTGCGTAGTTAAAGCTAACTTCAAGCACATACTTAATGTCATCAACACCAACTTCAGGATTTGGTTTGTAGCCATCGAACACTTGATAGGCTGCATTGATTACGATGCGACCAATCATGGTTACTTCGCTGCCTTCATTCTCTGTTAGCACACCATCAACTAACCACCATTCTGTGATTGCTGCGCTTAATGTATACTTGCTTAAGTCATCAACGGTATCATCAGTAGCAAAGTGATACTGCTGGTTGCGCAAATCATCCACAAGTGGCGCAATGTCAAAGTACATGTTATCATCCGGAGCAGGTGACAAATAGAAGGTGTACGTCTTAGCATCAACAGTAATGTTCAAGCCATAGCGAAAACCTTGCTGCGCTACTTCCGTGCTCGATGCAATCAGCATAATTTTTTGACCACGCACTACCCAGTTGAAGGGTTCATCTACGATTGTTAATGCCATCTATCTTTTGTTTAATAGTAATCTATTCTCGATTGATTTGATATAAGCATTCATTAGCTTATCCTTGTATTCGTCCCATGTGTCGTCTATTGCATCGCCATAGTAGTTAATGCCTTCGATACCATTTTTACCAATGCTGCGTGCAATGTTATAGGCTGCGCTTTTGATTGCGCTCTCTGTTGATTTGATAAACTCGCCTTGTTTGTTGCGCAGTTTCAATGGCTTCATACGAATCCACTTTTCAATAGCCGCGACAGGTGGCATCTTTGAGTTTGGTTTGCGCCCGAATTCAATCACATCAGCGTATTGACCAGCTTGACCTTTAACAGTGAAGTCAATGGTTGGTTTGCCGTAACGAATGCGAATCTTGTAGATCAATGAATTCAGCAAATTGTCTGGCCTATTAGAGCCAACACGATTAACAACCTTGCCGCGCACGCGACGTTTGATGCGCAGGTTAGATTGCGCACGCTCGATGACCGTTGCGGCATATTCATTCAATATATCTTCAAATTCACTTGCCATTATGCAAGAGTGAGATTAAGTTGAGTTGCCGCAATAATATATGCTTCATTGTTTGAATTACCACTACTGCCCCAATCCAAATAGGTTTGACCTTCAATAAGTATTTGCCCTTCGTAAATGGTCACACCATCAACATCGCACAAGGCGTATTGAAAAGCAGCCCGTGTTTCAAGGTCATCGTAGCTAATGTAAAGTCGGATGCAAACGGCTGTTTTAGTTTCGCCATCGCTCCAAATGTCAAGTGGTTCGATATTTTTCATTTTATCTTGTTATAGTTATCAGATTTCCGTGTGTAGTTGATGAAGCCGCTACATTGTTATTTTGAATCGTAAAAACCAAATACTGGTCAATGGTCGTGTTGAAAGTAATTGATGTCCACGATACGTTTTGTGGCGTATAAGGAGAAGCGCCCGCAAAAGGAGCGTATTTAATTGACCCCGATGTCCCAGTTGCAGTAATCATAAAATTACGCTCAAACATAGAAGCCGTATTAAAGGCAGCCGACCAACCACCAATCACTGTCCCTCCGATTGCGGCAGATGTGTTCAAAAAAACTCTAAAATCAGCTCCGCCCGTTCCCGATGTTTTTGCGTTAAGTCGTGTTGTCATCCAGTCATTTGTTTGAAACGTATTTGCAGGAATCAACACGCTAAAGATTAAAGTATTTGCAGTTGTTCCCGTGACAGCGGCTGTATCGGCGAAATTTCGGTTGAGTATAATACTCGCGCTCACCCCCAAGTCAGTTAAAACTTGTGCGGGCGTTCGGGCGGTAACCGAGTTATCGGCGTTCACGCGAAGGAACGTTATTGAGTTTGGATTAACGAGTGTGGCGAGTGCAGTTCCAACTGTGGTAAGTCCTATGTTGTTCTGCTTGCCATTAAACGTTGACCAATCTGCGCTGCTCAATGCACCGCGATTTGTTGCATCTGCTGTTGGCAGATTGAATGTATGTGTGCTTCCTGCGCTGCTTATTCCAAAGTCAGTGCCTGATGTACCTACTGCAAGGTTTTGAACTTGCGCTGTAAGTCCATTGATTGCATTGATGCCAGTGCTTAGTGTTGTTATTACTTGAGATAGATGCGAATTTTCAGTATGCAGTTTAAGTGTGCGACCTGAAGTAGTAACAAACACACGCATCGCCAATCTATCGGTTAACGCCATTGTGGTAGGCGGTACTGCAAGAGCCGTAAAATATGCATCGATGACCGTGCCTTGCGTTATGCCTTCAGGCGTTGCAACATCTGTGGCTAAAAGTGTGAATGTGCTGCCATCATACTTATATAATTCAACATAGAAGGAAGGTGAGCCACCACCTGAAGAAGCACTAAAATAAAGTTCAAGGTTAAAGTTTCCACCCGGTACTAATAGCACATTTGGATCATTAGCATCCGTAATGAATTGCGCAATCAATCCGTTGCCTTGTGCATTGGTTCGTGTGAAATCAGTACCTGCACCAAATACAGCTGTCTTGCTCATTTGGTAGTAGGTGCTGCCACCTATTGTACCTTGATTTATAGAGCCGTTTAGATAGTAGCTAACCGATGAACCACCTCCACCCGTTGTTGGAAAGTTGGCAAGTTGCCCATCGCCTCGCACGTATTGTGTCGCAAGTCCTGCTCCCGATATTGCAAGTGTGCCTGCTGTAGTAATTGGTGAGCCTGTTACACTGAAAGCAGGTGGAACCGTAAGAGCAACCGAAGTAACCGAACCACCTGATGCAGGTGTAACAGCTTCCCAATCGCCTGATGTGCTGTTATAGCTTAGCACTTGCCCATTCGAAGGTGTAGGTGCGTTTACATCAGCTAAATCATCAAGGTTAGTTGGTATAAATGGCTTGTTTAAGATTTCCGCAATACCACTCACAGCGTTCCAATCACTGTTTACTTGCGCTGCTGGTATAGTCGGCTTGTTTAAAATCTCAGCTACACCGCTAACTGCATTCCAATCCGAATTGACCTGTGCTGCAGGAATGGTTGGTTTATTTAGTATTTGATAGTCACCGCTTGTTGCGTTCCAATCAACAGGCGTTTGACGTAAACGATAACCAACAGCAACTAATGTCCAATAAGTAGGGTTAGTTGGGTTTATTGCATCATTATTTGCAATGCATCTGTAAACACTTCCATTATACCATACCCTGTCACCTATTTGGTAAGGGTTGCCTAATGCAGTTATGTGATTTGCGTTGTATTCGGTACTTACATATTCTCCACCTCCACCTCCTCCACCTGCTGCATCAATAGTCACACTACCATCTCCGTTATCAGTTATGGTTACGTTGGTGCCTTCTACTAAGTCTAGGATGTTTTGAACTGCGTTATCTACTCCATTGGTGCGAAGTGTCAAGCCGTAACCTGTACCACTACCACCACTTGATGAACCACCCACTGTCCACACAGCAGGTATATCACATGCGCTCCAATCCCACGGCACTTCGAGTGTCAATGTGAAAGCAATACCGGTTACTGTATTTTTATATTCTTCGATGAATGGTTCAAACGTTGGAATGTTGACCAGCTGCACATCAAAACCAAATAAGTCCAAACCGTTGCGCACTTCAGCTATCAAATCCTGTCCTAAACGAATGCAATCGCTTATCACTTCGCGCTGGTATTCTGCTTTGTATTCTTTGTCGCGTGGGATGTCTGCGAACATGACTAAGAAACCGAACTGCATACCGCCCTGAATCGGTGTGATTGTATCAGGTGTTACGTGCATGAATGGATATTGATCGTCCTGCAGTTGGTCTGCAAGGTCAATCTGCCCATGTGTGAATCGCTTAATCAAAAAGTGACCAGCAGCAAAAGCTTCAAGTCGATTGATAAGTACATTATAGCTGTAATTGTAGCTAGTCATTATCTATTGCGTTTTTTCATTTCCATTTTCTGCACATACACGTAGTCTGCTAAATACGTTAAGTGCGTAAACACTTCATAACATCTGCGCTCTGTCACTGCATCAAACTTCGTAATGTCCCGGTCGGCAAGTGATTCAATAATATGAAACCAACCGTACACACCTAATCCATCTGGAGTTGCTGTTCCTTCATCTCCTTCACTATCTCCGTTATCTCCTTTGCCAAATAAACGAGGGAATCGTTGTATAGTTCGATTTCTAAACTCGAAAAAAAAAGCAGCGTATTCAACACATGGTCTAAAGTCAATTTGCCTATGGCATCTTCATACTTACGTTTGCCGTTACTATCATAAGCTTCTATG